GCGTTTCAAAAACGCGAATGGCGACGTCATCGTTGCGTCTGGCCAGCCGGTCGACCAAGAGGAACCGGTCGGGCTCAAGGGGCCGAGCGAGAACGGTGATCTCAAGACGCGGCTGACGTATCGGTTTTTCGGCTACTGGACGGAGTACACCAACAAGCGAACGAACGAAACCGAAAAGCAGTTTGCGTTCAAAACGTTTGTCGAGGTGCAACCACACGGCCAGGCGGGAATCATCGCCTACCTCAAACAGCTGGACGGAATAGGCCTGGCCATCGCTCGCCGGTTGTGGGACGAATTCAAATCCAAGGCCGTCGAAATCCTGCGTGAGCATCCCGACGTGGCGGCGCAGGCTGTCCCGCGGCTGTCGATGGATTTGGCAGAGGCAGCAGCCACGACGTTGCGAGTCAAGTACGCGCTCGAGGGCTGTACGATCGAGCTGATCGAACTACTGGACGGTCGTGGCTTTCCGAAAGAAACCGCAAAGCGGGCGGTTCGCACGTGGGGCAATGAGGCGCCGCGGCTGATCCGCAGAAACCCGTATCTACTGATGTCGTTCCGTGGCTGCGGGTTCGGGCGCTGCGATGCCCTGTATCTCGACCTTGGACATCCGCCGGCGGCCATGAAGCGGCAGGCCCTCTGCGCGTGGAATGCGATCGCACGCAACCAGAGCGGATCGACGTGGCACTACGACGGGGCGATTGCTCAGTCGCTGGCCGAACAGATCGGCGGCGCGGAAGTCGACTTCGGGAAGGCCGTTCGACTAGCACTGCGTGCGAAGTTGCTTTCGGCCAGGTGGACAGACGGCGCGGACGGGCCGCTCGGTTGGGATGGCGACATTCGATGGTTGGCGGAATCCAGCAAGGCGAATGCCGAACATACCGTCGCTAAGCGGGCGCGAGTAATGTCGGCGTTCGGCACACCCGCGGAACCGACACCCGACGGATTGTCGGAACACCAGGCGGCCGCGGCTCGCATCGTCTCGCGGCGGGAAATTGCGATCTTGGGCGGTGGACCGGGAACCGGCAAGACGTATACGGCGGCTAGGCTGCTCGGCCAGGCGATCAAAAAGTACGGCATCGACAAGGTGGCTGTCGGCTGTCCGACAGGCAAGGCAGCGGTGCGGATCACGGAATCGCTCCACGAGTGCGGGATAAAATTGCAGGCGCGTACCTGGCACTCGCTGCTGGCCGTTTCGCAATTGTCCGAAACCGGCGCATGGACGTTTGAACATAACAGCGACAATCCGCTGCCGTATCGGTTTGTGGTGGGGGACGAATCGTCAATGCTCGACACCACGTTGATGTCGTGCGTTTTGCAGGCGATCCGGAACACGTGCCAGTTGATCCTGGTTGGCGACGTCCAGCAGCTGGCACCGGTCGGGCACGGTGCGCCGCTGCGAGACATGATCGAGGCGGGGATTCCGTATGCCGAGCTCACCGAGGTGCGCCGCAATTCCGGGCACATCGTCCAGGTGTGCCAGCAGATTCGACGCGACGAACCGTGGGACGGAATCGAGAAGATCGACGTTGATGGCGGCGACAATCTCAAAGTCCTGGACGCGCCAACACCCGAGGCACAGATCCAAAAGATGATCGACTCGCTGCACGCGATGGCCAATTCGGGATTCGACCAAGTGTGGGATTGCCAGGTGATCGTGCCGGTCAACAAAAAGTCGCCACTCGCTCGCACAAAACTCAACCAGATTCTGCAAGCCGAGTTCAACGGCAATCCATCGCTGCCGGGCAATCCGTTCCGGCTGGACGACAAAGTTGTGAACACGCGCAACACGCAGCTGGACATCATCGACGAGGACGGGAACAAGATCCTGGATGAGGACGGCGAGCCACGACGCGCATACGTCGCCAACGGCGAAATCGGCCGCGTGGTTGAGCTGGAATTGAAGCGATTGATTATTAAGCTCGAATCGCCCGACCGCTTGGTTGTTGTGCCACGTGGAAAGCAAAGCGAAGACGACGACGATGGGCCAAGCACTGGCTGCAGCTGGGACTTGGCATATGCGATCAGCGCACACAAGAGCCAAGGATCAGAATTCCCGGTCGCTATCACAATGCTGGACGAATACCCAGGCGCCATGCGACTGTGCGACAGATCGTGGATCTACACTGCGATCAGCCGAGCAAAAAAGTTGTGTTTGTTGATTGGTAAAAAGGGAACCGCAGACACCATGTGCCGGCGGACCGGAATACAGTACCGCAAGACGTTTCTACGCGAGCTGATCGAGACGGGGGCCAAATGAAATGTGCTTCGACGACGAATGGGACGACGACCAGGACGACAACAGCGGGGACATGGACTACAACCTGCACGACTATCCGGACGAGGGAACAACGCGCGAAGACTTCCCGAGATGCGGAACGTGCAACAAACCAAAATACAACTGTTGGTGTAAGCACAATTTCATTTGGCAGATGACGAGGTGATGGCGTGGGCGAGCGAACGACATTACACGACGACGACCGCATGCCGTTCGGCAAATGGAAAGGCAAGCGGCTCGGGGAAGTGCCAGATCACTACTGGCGGTGGTTCTTACAGCAAGAGTGGGCCGAGGAATATCCCGATCTTGTGGCCTACGCAAAGCTCGTTGAAGAGGAGTAGATACCGTGAGCAATGCCGTAATTCAGCAATGCGACACCTGCAAGTTTTGGCTGCCGAACATCGAACCGGCGGTCGGTATTTGTAGGCGAAATGCACCGGTCCCAAGAGAGCCGACAGAACAGGAAGTCGACGACGGAATGACAGAAGATCTTGGATTTTGCCATATTTGGCCCGTAACACTTGCGATTGCGTGGTGCGGCGAATACGAGTGTAAAGGCTCTAACCCTGCCTAGCCCTGGAGATGGGCACCAGGCCCGAGGCGCGGCGGGGTACCGCGTCAATGAAATAAATTCCGGGGCTCTGTTGGTGTCCACACAAAAAACGTAATAGCCGACGGGCGCCATAGTGGTCGACAACCCATTTGAGGAATGAGCCAGGGACGCCTGGCCTTTTTGAGGCAGTTGCAATGCAATTCCCCCACACAATCCTGGTCGACTCGGCTGAAGGCTGGCCGTACACGTTCGATCGCATTCGCTGCGACGTGCCCAACCAGGATCGCATGTGGACGGTCCAAACACAGTACGCATCGCTCGGCCGACATCCTCACGGCCTGGGCGACTATTCCGTTGACGGATACAAGGGTCTCGTGGCCGTTGAAAGGAAATCCTGCGAGGACTGCATCAGCACGATCTTGGGCTGGGGCGGGCGGCGCGATCGGTTCGAACAGGAATTAGAAAACCTCTCGAAGATCGAGGCGGGGATTGTGATCGTTGAATGCGGACTTGATGTGCTGCTGGAAGGCGGCCGCCATACCGACTGGGGCAGCTCTAGATCGCTTCAGACGATTGCTAAGACGATCAACAGCTCGATCTTGGCAATGATGCAGGACTACCGAACACCATGGTTTTTTGCTGTCAATCGTCGCCATGCGGAAATTGCGACGTTTCGTTATCTCAAAAGGTTCGTCAAGAAAAAGGAAGAAGAGAATGACAGTCGCTAAGAAGAAAAAAACCGCCAAGAAAAAGTCGGCACCGAAACGTGCCTCGCAGAAAGCGCCGTCGCAAAAACCGCTCACGGGCATGGAGGACAAGGGGATCCCAGAGCTGGACGCGATCGCGGTGAAGGCACTGGACGCCAAAGCACAGCAAAAAGAGTGGAAGGAAAAGCACGAATACTACCTCGAAGGCATCCTGGCGACCATGCGAAAGCTCAACATGCACCGTTACGTCCATGGCGGCATCGAAGTTGAACGGACGCCAGGCGATGAAACCGTGAAGGTGAAACGGGTGAAAGAAAAGAGGGCGTCATGAGCAACGACATCTACCTCGGCGACGGCGTCTATGCCAGTTTCGACGGCTACCATGTGTGGCTCGATTTACGCTGCCAGAACGCCAGTCGAATTGCACTGGATCCAACGGTGCTCAACAGCCTGTGGTTGTACGCGAGGAAATGCTTTGCACCAGAAGGACCGCCCGAGTGTCACGGAAGCGACAAACCCCAGACGTTGAACTAGTTCGCGCAGCTGCCGCCACCAGGTGGATCGAGATTATCTCACACCTGGGTGGCGTCGGCGGCGATCTTCTCGACGGCCAGCATCATCCATGCCCCAAGTGTGGCGGTGAGGATCGTTTTCGCATGATCGATCAGGCAGCGGGCGCTCTGATGTGCAACCGATGTTTTTCGACGAAAAACGGCGACGGCTTTGCTGCACTGCAGTGGCTGAACGGTTGGGACTTCCGCGAGTCGCTCGGCCAGGTGGCGGAATACGTCGGTGTCAAAGTTGAGAAAACGAAAGCCGATCCTGCCGAACGCCTCGAATTTTTGGAATGGTCCGATGCCGTGGTTGCCAACTGGTGCCGGACGAAACCGCCAATAGAACCGGCCGCGGTGAAAGCTGCCGGCGGCAGACTGGCCAAGTATAGGAAACGCCACGTTGTTGTCGCGTTTCCTATTCGCAACCAAGCCGGCAAGGATCGCGGATGGGTGATCTACAACGCCAGCGGCGGGACGCTACCGAAGTTCAGCCGAAAAACGAAAGAAGTCGAGTGGGTGAAAGTCAAGGTGACGTACGGCAGTAAGCCGGGTTTGATGGGGAATTTTCGGATCGATTCTTAGGATAAAAAGCCATGTCGGACAAATATCTGTCTATGTGCAGAAAGGTTCCCGTCAAACGGGCAACAACACCCAGGGGCGGGTTGACAATGATAATTGACGATTGTTGGTGGCTCGTTGTCGATGACTGCATTTTGTTTCACAGAGTCTACGGCACTCCACAATGCAACTCATCGGAACATGTCGCAAGGACTTTGAGGGATCGCTTATGTAAGTACGCGGAAGTTGTGCACATTCCGTTTGTTTTTCAACCAACAACAGCCAAGGAATGGATCGGCTGAAATGAAAACAGCTTACAGCGTCGAAGGTCCGACGGACATGCTCGCAGCACTGTCGAAAAACCCAGAGGCAACCGTCGTTTGCAATGCGTTCGGCGCCGGTGAAAAGCCTGGCTGGATGGCCGAGGCATTCAAGGGCTACGACATTGTGAACGTAGTTCGCGACTGCGACCGGCCAGGGCAAGAAGGCGCCGGCCGTTGGGTGCAGGCGATCGCCAAACACGTCGACGTCGTTCGCAATGTCATCCTGCCTTATGCGATCACTGAGAACCACGGTAAGGACTTGCGCGACTATTTCGCCGACGGTCACAGCTGGGCGGACTTCGAGGCACTGTGTGAATCGTCGGCCGATGCAAGCGAAGTCGATGTTGAAGCCGATCGGAGCGACGTTGACCCCACCAGGCTGGCACAAATCAACCTTGCCAAATACTCGACAAAACATGGGCGGTCGATCAGGTTCTGGCGGGACGAATTTTTCAAGTGGACGGGGAAATACTACAAACCGATCAAGCGAGGCGACCTACACGCAAAACTCTGGTCGTCCATTGATGAGGAATTTGTTCGTCTTTATCGCGAAAGCGTTGGAACCAAGGATGAAAAGCCGGTCCGTCAGGTCAACAATCAGCTGGTTTCAAACGTTATGAAGGCAACAGCCAGTCTAACACTGATCAGCTCCGACGTAGAACGAGGCAGCTGGATCGATGATCGCGAACAAAAAAACTGGGTAAGCCTGGATAATGGGATCCTCGACCTGGATGCTTTGTTGGCCGGCGAGCAGAATCCGCTGCGACCACATGACCCTCGTTGGTTCACGCTCTCGGCCAGGCCGTATGCATTCGACCCGGACGCAGACTGCCCGATCTGGAAAAAGTACCTCAACACCGTGATGGAAGGCGACGGAGAGCGGATCCAACTGCTGCAAGAGTGGGCTGGCTACCTGCTCTTGAACGACACGACGTTCGCCAAATTTCTGATCATGGAAGGCGACGGTTCGAACGGTAAATCTGTCTATTGTGCCGGCATCCGGGCAATGCTCGGGAACGATAGCTGCTCGGCGGTTCCGCTCGAAGTGTTTGGCGATCGCTTCGCCAAGTCGCAAACACTGGGCAAGCTAGTCAACATCTGCACCGACGTCGGTGAGCTCGATAAGATCTGCGAGGGGTACCTCAAAGCATACACCTCGGGCGATACCCAGTTCTTCGACCGCAAGGGAATACCGGGCATAGACACGATCCCGACGGCCAGGTTGATGATAGGCACCAACAACCGACCGCGGTTCTCAGACAAGTCTAGCGGCATCTGGCGCCGTATCCTGATCGTTCCGTTCGAGAAGGTGATCACGAAGGAGGAACGCATCCGGGGCATGGATCGTTCGAAATTCTGGGAAGCTAAGGGCGAACTACCAGGCATGTTCAATTGGGCGGTTTGCGGACTTCATCGAATTCGCAGAAATGATGACTTCACAATCCCTCAAATCTGCGTCGATGAGCTCGAAGAGTATCGCAACGATAACAACCCTGCGCGTGAATTCCTGCAACAACACTACAAGTCTAACTCGATGTCGAATGTGTCTTCCCAGGACGTTTACGAGCACTATCGCGAATGGTGCCGTAAGAACGGTAACCGTGAAATGTCGAATAGATCGTTTGGAAAAGAGGTGTTCAGAGTTTTTCCACAAACCAAGCGGCGGAAGCTTGGCGCAAGGAGTGAGAGATTTTACGCCTACGAGGGAATCATCAAGACAGACGATGAGGAATATTGATGTCGTGTCCCGTTTGGCTGCCTGCGTCCCATACCCGGTCCCATACGGTGTCCGCCGTAAGTCTTTCTGTGTCAACGAGTGTCCCTTATGTCTTATGTATTCCCCTTCTCATTTATAAATAAGGAAAAGAGTAAATGGTAACCGTAAGGATTTTAAGGACACCAACATGTGCGCGCTATGGCGCATTGAGACAAATGAGACAAACAGGACACCGATGCTCAATAAAATCCTAGACAACCAGGCGATCGCGATCGAATCGCCAGCAGAAAGCGATAAGACAGTATCTTGCCCAGTTTGCCAATGTCCGATCCAGTGGCGTGCTACGCAATACGCATCCTGGACGTGCTACGACTGCGAGCCACCAGCTAACGACAGTCTGGCCCGTGAGGCTCGCATTCTGGCCGAGGTACCTGGCGGGGGTATCGAGTGGCGGACGCTGCGACCGCGGCCGCGGTCGTTCGCGGTGGTGGCGGCTGAGGTGGATTTTGAATCGCTCCCGGAACCGATGCCGGGCAACATGGCCGAAGGATACAAGCGGTGGATGGCGCGGTGTGCGCGACAGGTGTGAGACGCACGAGCGACTCAAACAAGGAGCGACCGATGAAACTTAAAAACGAGTACGTCTGCTACGTCTGTGGGTCGACAGAGGCGCATTGGCTGTTTTGTTACGGTGAGCTTGAAGGCAAACGTATGTGCGAGAAGTGCAGAATAGAGTTCTACTTGCGACCCGCTCGAACTCCCCGAGGGACTGTGCCTTCCGCCGATTCGGACCTGCGATCGAAGGATAGGTGACATGATCGACTCAGATCGTACCTATCGATGCGACAGATGTGGTGGAGAGGCAACGTGCTCTAGCTTCTCGTGGGGATACCGATACGAATGCAAGTCTTGTGATTGGTATGAGGAAGAATACGTCGATGATGACGAAAGGAATTCATGATGCCCGGCCAATGCCCAACATGCGACCAAGCTCAGGCAAAGATACCGCAGGGCTGCGACGACGACAAAGCATTTTGGTATTGCCCGCGCTGCGGGACTACCGTGCATGGCACGAACGAATACGTGCCTCAGATTGTGTTGGTGTTACGTCCCGTGTTTTTGCGGGAGTGGGCGAAGGAGAATTCTTAAAGGAGCTATCGAAATGAACGAAGAAAACGATCCGATCCGCGAATTCCAATCGAAAGTGCAGAGGTTAAACCAGCTTGCCGAGGAGCTGCGGCCCATTGTTCGCTCGTGTGAGGATGCAATCCTTCGCGCCGAGTCTAAAGCAACGATTGATATTCAACAAATAACGCCGGTTTCTTTGAAAGTCAGAATAATGCTGGTATGTAAACACCTGAAGGAACCGCTGCCATTGCTTCGGGAACTTGCCAAAGAGGGAATACACACTGACAAAATACATACGCACGAAGATTACAAAGTTCTCGATGTGTTGCCAATGCGCGAATACAACCTCGGTAAGTTTGTCGTACTTGACGTTGTGCTGCTTTCGCCAACAGACGAAGAAGGACAGCGTTGCAGGGTCGAACAAGTGGGCGTAAAAGAAGTCCCTGTCTACGAGATGAAATGCGACTGACCAGTATACCCGCCAAGTGGGAGAAGGAGGTTGCGACCAAATGATCGACGTCAGATTAAGCTCAAAGTCACTAGTTACTTGCTGGGTTTTGATTGCCGTCGGAACTGCTGTCGTTATTTACTGGCTTCCAGATGCATTCGTCCTGTCCATCTTGCGTGTCTGCTTGTGGGGATGGATCGTCGGAAAGCTTTGGGATGCCGGAGAAGACGCTTACTACAGAACGATTGGAGAGATGGCTGAAAAACGTAACCAGAGTGAAAGGTGAACCATGCAACGTAGAACATTCCTGGCTGCTGGCAGCGCACTGCTGCTACCGACGTGGCGGTTGGTTCCAGAGTGGTTTGACGATGCCAAGCCGTTCCCCTTTGAGCTGCTACAACAGTTCTGTGATCCAGAGGGGTTGCACAGATACGACATTACAGAGCCATTTGTGCAAAAAGGATTCGCGTCGGCTACCGATGCGCGCGTGGCTATCCGCGTAGAAAAGTGCGCCGAACTGATTGACGTTGATTCAGAAGCTCGCATCCCACCTCTTGATGGGATTTTTGAGGACAAATGGCAAGGTGATCGCTGGCGCCCTTGGCCACGAGCGAATTACGTCGGCTATCCAAACGGTTTTTGCTGGCGCTGTGACGGATACGGAAAAATTGACTTTACATGGTGCGGAGAGTGCGAGGGTGAGGGGGTGACACCTGTGGTTGTGTATGGGACTCGACTTGGATTCGACAAATGCCCGTCTTGCACCGGCGGCAAAGTTGGCGGCGTCGTGTGCCCATGCTGCAATGGCGCGTCTATCGGACCAGACGCACCATCAATGCAGTTCCTCGACAAACGCACGATCTCACCGAAATACCATCAACTCATCACACAGCTACCCGGTGCGGAATACTCTTTGTCTTGCGATCCCGAGGAGATGGTATCGATACGTTTTGATGGCGGTCAGTGTGCACTGATGCCGATGTGTCCCTAGAAAGGGAGTCTGAACGATGCGAACAGTAGGAATGTGGGCGAAGGAGAGTGCGGCAACAGTGCCGCAACGCTGACTGACTTTCTGATGTGTTTTTCGGAGCCGGCGACCCCGGCGTGTGGACGTTTAACTAGGAGAAAAACTGATGGACGACCGAATGTTGAAATGGTTTGTATACGCACATTTGTCTGAAGATTTACAGGAAATCTCAGCACCGTTTTGTGAGGTCGCAACTCGCGTATGCAATATGGTTGAACCCGGACCCGAGCGAACCGTTGCCCTGCGCAAATTGCTCGAAGCAAAAGACGCAGCGGTACGGGCAAGACTACATCCAGGTGGATAATGGCCGCCCAACTTTTGACTAGGAGCGAGTGATGACACTTATCAACATTGCGGTAGACCTGGAGACTGTGCATTGCGGTGAATGTGGCGGTACATACGCAATCAACCGTAAATACTGGGGAAAAAAACAACGATATGGCGGGTTTTGGACCTGCCCGTATTGCGCGTGTTCTTGGGGATTTCCGCAGCATGGAACAGAACTGGCGAGGGTGAAGCGAAAACTTGAATACCAGGAAGCCGAGTCGGCACGCCAGCGAGAGATGCGAGAACGTACTGAGCGGAGTTTATCCGCGACACGTGGTGTTTTGACTCGAACGAAAAACCGCATCGGAAAAGGCGTTTGTCCATGTTGCAATCGCAGTTTCACAGACCTGCATCGCCACATGCAAACGAAACACCCGAAATATGCTGAGTCTGACTAGGAGCGAGTGATGTCTATGGATGAAACATTTGGCCGGCCAACCGGCGACAAGCTAACGATCAGCAAACAGGCCCGCAAAATCCATCAGATGAAAGAGACAATAGAACAGCTCCATGAGCGTCTAGCAGCGGTGCAGTCCAGCAAGAAAAACAAAGCGAGCCAAGTTGCAAGGCTGAAAAAAATCCTGCGCAGGTGGCACGTCTGTGAATACTGTGGAGAAGTACTCGAACCAAGTCCGAGCGCCGATAAATATGGAAACCCGATTTACTACGTTTGCGGGTGCGCCAATGACATCTTGGCGCGGGACTAACCCCGGAGGCACCGATGTATGACGCTGAAATCGGATTAGATAAAGGCGACTCAATCAACCTCAAGCTGGCTGGAGGTTCGGTGTTTATTTGGAATGATAATGGCGTTGTGTCGATATCTGTACAGTTCGACGTCGATATTTTGCAAGTGTATTTGGACGACGAGACAATGGAAGTGCTTGGTGTTACGTCGCCGATGGAACGAATACGAATACCCGTGCAATCGTGGAAATCAATGTTGATGTCGCTTGCCACAAAACATGCTCGCCAACCCGGAGGCAGCGATGAGTGAGCGTCGATCTTTTCTGAAGAGGGTCGGATTAGGCATTGGGCTGGTTGCGATTGCTAAGCCTTCTCTTGTTGATACAGGCTGCGAGAAATCCTACACACGTTTTGAAGGCCATTGGGTTAGGCTTTGCAATGGGGAACTAGATTCGTTTGTCGGAATTGGTGAGGTGATCGATATGGTTGGCCTTGACGGGTTGCATTCGATGATCGACCAAGATGAAAAACGTAGCCGGGAAAAAATGTTTGCCGCGTTAAATCATTCCCGGAGGCAGCGATGAATGAACTGGAACTTGCAATCGGCGATCGGTGCAGACTAGCAAGGGATATTTTCGAGGGCGGTGAACACGCGCCGCCAGGAATTATCGGGCGTATTGGAGAGGTAGTTGTGATTCGAGAATTGCGGCCAGAAATACCTGGATACTCTGTATCACACCCGTGGATTACCGATGGTCGTTCTTTTTGGGTCGCGCAGAATGAGGTCGTCCCCTTGCCGGAAGGGGACTGAGTGTGGAACTAACCCCGGAGGCAGCGATGAGTGAGCTAACAATCGGATTCCTTCTTGGCGTTTTGTTTTCTAGCTTCATTTGTTTTATGCAAGCGTATTCCGAATGGAGACGGCGCCGAGAACTGCAAAAGGACGTGGACAACCTGATGCGGAACCTCGCCTGCGGACAAAAGTACGTCGGTTGCAGTGGCGGTCCTCGATGCGCATCGGATCACAAATAGACTTGCAAGCACCCCGGAGGCAGCGATGAGTATGCCAGTTAAATATTGCTTTCTCGTTAGTGCAGCGGATGATTCAGAGTCGTTCGCAAAATTACACCCAGCTATGAAACGCAATTTAGATGGCGGGCATTTTACCGTTTTTCCCTGCGACCATGACCCTCCATGTAGGCAGATGACCTATGAGGAGTACGACAGTTTGATGCAACGGTTTAAACAGCTTTTAACTCCACCCGGAGACAGCGATGAACGAGCTGCCAGAACCAGGCAAGCGACCGGGAGGGAGTGATGAATGTCCGCCAGCTTCGAATTGCCGCTGAAAAAGTGATTTTCGAAAACCCTGATGCAAAAAAGGATTCCGTCGATGACAGGCTATTGCTGTCGATGCCAGAGCCAGCATCACATAACGGATATCGACTGAGGATATTCGGTCGCCGCGGCCCACACGCAACGATTATTAACGGCGTTCGAGGAAGACTCACGGTGTATGTCAGCAGCCGGAGAATTATTGACTATTTAGATGGATTTGTAGTCAAGAGTGAGTTGGGACAGCCGGACCGGAGGCAGCGATGAGTGAGCTACCAGAACCAGGCCAGCGAGTGGTAATCGTGAACCGGGAGCATCCGTGGCACGGGCACACGGGGACGATTTGAGCTAGAAACGCATTGACAGCCACGACAACGGCAACCGACAATAAAAGCACAACGCGAATCGACGACACCGAAGCGCCGGCGGGTGCGGCGGAATAGTCACAAATAAAACGGCAGTCTGGTGCCAGTTCCACCCAGGCTTGCCGTTTTTTTGTGGCGTGGTGAAAACATGGACCTTCCAGATCTGGAAACGCAAAGCCTACTCATCGGCGGTGCCATCTTGTTGGTTAGCCAGCTGGGATTCGGTGCCATTTGGAATCTTTACAAATCACGCGGTAAGCAATTGCGGCTTGCAAAGCGTGGCCTATTTTGGGTGATCCAACACCTGGCTGATCGAGGTTACTCGGCAGACGACGCAGCTAGGCTGACTCTCGAACAAATCACAAAAGAAATTGGTACGGAAGAATTCAAGTTCCCGGAGAGGTGATATGAAAAGATTTCGGCTGCACGCGCGGTTAGCGACGCGCATTGAAATGCGCAAAGCTCGGCATGAGGGTGATCACGAACAGGTTGCTTTGCTCCGCGCTACGTTGCGCGATGATGACTTGCTTGACGCTGCAGTTGTCAAGCTGGAACAATTGATCGGCCGCCACAATGTTGAGAAAGCGTTAGGCGACGGAACGTTGTTTCAAAAGTTCCTCGACGAATGGCCGGAGATCATCGCGTTTCTTAAAGAACTGTTCGCGTTGATTGGGGGTCTTGGCTAGTCGCATGTACTTAGTTCGCAAGCTCGTGCCGCAGACGTTCGACGATAAGCTTGAGTTGCTTATCAAGCTCGGCCATTTCGTCTCCGATCGCTGGCCGTGCGTTGACGACGGAACGGCTGAGTCTATTCGCTCGAAGGTGACAGATCATAAGTCATCTTTATTTGCGGATGCGACTGCCTCGTTACAGCGGTACACGTCGCAGATCGTCGACGGCGAATTCGGCGGCAAGACTGCGCGAACCATGTTGCAACGTCGTTGTGGCTGTCCGGACATTCGTGGCGCTGGCGGATCGAACTGGTCGTTCTTGGACGTCCAGGTCTGGCACGACATGGAATTTCCTGGTGTGACACACGAGGAAGCGAAAACAATCTACCTCGAAGCGTGCCAGATGTGGAACGACGTATCAAAGCTCGATATGAAGTGGATCCCCAACCTGCAGACACCGCCAAACGTGTTTGCGCATGCGCGGCGGATCGACGGTCCGAACGGAACGCTTGCTTGGTCGATGCTTCCGCCACCAAACGCAAAGCGTAGCGTACAGCTCGAACAGCGCTACGATTTTGAGAATTGGGATACTCGCGAGCGAACGTTTTTACGGCCGACAATGTGCCACGAGATAGGTCACGCTGACGGCCTCGATCACGACAACGACCCCAACTCAATCATGTACTACGCAATCAACGGCACTCAAGAACCAGGGCCGAGCGACATTCGAGCAATCCAAAAACTGTACGGCAAACCGAGCGGCCCGGATCCTGATCCGACTCCACCGCCCGACGACGACGGTGATAAGGTACTCATGCTCCAAACTGTGGGCGAATGGATAAACCAACAACGAGTGATCCAGGAAACTTGGCTGGAACGCGCGGCGTAGCGCATTGCGTGTGGCACATTGCGTTTGACTAGCGGTGCGACGAATGCAGGCTGGCTGAAGAATGTCAGCGAACAAAAGACAGTCATCCAAACGAAAGGAGACCGAAATGAAACAAATCATGGGAGCGGCTGCCGTCCTGCTGGTCGCCGCAGCTGCTGTGCAGCCTAATACGACACCAGATAGACCACCGCTGCCAACAGAACAGCCAGAGTTTTTTGCTGCGCCAAACGAAACGCCACCAAACGAAACGCCACCATTGCCCAACGACGAACAGCCAGAACCAGAACCGGAACCGGCCGATCAAACGCTGGTCGATCCGTCCAGGGTTGGACTCGTTCGCGAAGGCGAGGGAACCAAAATCGTGGCGTTCCTGCGTCCGATCGGAATTGCCGACTCGTGCGAGGTTACCACCTGTAATGCTGAGCCGGGCACGCTCTGGCTGAGCAAAAATGAGCGAACATTTATAAAGCTCCGCGACGGTACGTTCCGGCTACGGCAACGAGCAAAAGCCAAGGCTAAAACAAAAACAGTCGAACGAGTCGTGACAAAGACGGTGGCTGCGCCGGCCTGCGCGAACGGCGTGTGTCGGCCAGCTTACACGACTGGTTACGTAGTAAGAGGACGGACAGTGCAGTTTGCGGGTACACCACCGTTACCAGATGCCGGTGGTGGCGGATACGGAAGCGTTGGGTCTGGAGTTCGGCGATTCGGTATCCGTTCTCGTTGGCGATCACGTCGTTGGTAAAGAGCAATCCCGTCGTTGATGGCGGCGGGACTGCATCAGGCCAGTGAAGTGGCCCACAATTAGTAATCACACAGCGATGAAAAAAGTGGACGCAGAAACTGGCGAACAACATGGAAATTTATATCTTTTGGGCTTCGTGCTGGGTGGTGTATTTTGTCGCCGGTTTTTGGCGCACGATTCGAAACGGTAACTACGAGGGAGTGGTCCACTGCGTATCGGTTGCTTGGGTGGCTTCGATGACGGGCCTGCTGACATCGATGTTGATTTTTGGAAACGTTACGCAAGAGAAGCAAATCTATGCTTTTGCCACCGGCGGTGTTATTACGATGGCCGGGCGCGAAGTGACAGACGGAATCATTCTTAAGTTGTTGAAACTATTGGGGGTATGTACCGATGACGGCAAGAGCAAGAAACCTCGCAAATGATTTGATCCCGTGGATTGTGATTGCCATGTCCTGGTTTGTTGTCCAGCAGGTGATTGAGATCACTTAGGAGGATCTGACACTTGAGTTATGCAGCTCTTGCCGCTGAACTGGCCGCCGGTCATCCGGACACTGGACCGTATGATGCCGACAACGCGATTGCGGCCGGAGAACTCAACGCGAAGAATCGCAGTAAAAACCGCACATCGATGAGCGGGTCAGAAATTCTGAACGCAATAGATAAAACCGAGTTCAACGCGCTGACGGCCGCTAATAAGCAGTTGGTTTGGGACTTGCTGCACCTCGGCACTTTGAATCCGTTTGGTATCGAGGCTGGCTTGTTCGTTGATGCCTTTGGCGGGGGTTCTACCACAATCACCTCATTGGCTGCATTGCGCAAAGAGTCGATTTCGCGTGGAGAGGAACTAGGTCTTGGAATAGTGACCGAGGGCGACGTCGAAATCGCTAGGGCCTAAAAATGCCAACTGAAGTATTACAGAAAACGAAAGTCGAGTACTCGTTTCAATCGTCGAGCTATTCACCAACCGGCAACAATGACCTGAGCGACGGATCACCAACGGTAGTCGATCTTTCTCTCGGCCTGACGGGTGGTGTTGCGGACGGCGCAGCGATGAATTCGGATCAAGTCGACCTCGGCGCAGTCCGGCCTCACGAGTTTACGCTGATTGCTGCGATCGAATTCTTTGCGGCTGTTGCGGCAGGCAAAACTATCGATTTTTACTGGTCGCCATCAGCTAACAGTAGCGTGGGCGTCGGCAATCCAGGCGATCCTGACGGCGTGGACGGTGACTACACGGGCGACGGCGGTGGAACTGTTGCGGAAACCGTGTTGCAAATGATTTGGATAGGATCGTTCGTCACAACGGATCTCGTTGGTGTGCAAAAAGCGATTGTCGGAACCTTTGCGCCAAAACTTCGCTACGGTCAACTCGTCGTCGTGAACCGATCCGGTGCCACGATTTGCGGGACGGACGACATTGAAACGTCAATCCTGATGAGCGGCACAATTCCCGAAGGGCAATAAACGTTGGATGTTTTTTCCACGCCATCGCACGTTCGGCCGAGTTTTGCAACTGGCTGGGCACGCAACGCAGCAGAAAGCATCGAGCCGGACTTATGGCGCGGTCTTGTTGGCGCCTGGGTGGCTCCACTCGGCGTGACTGGCGCGCGGCTGATGGATGTTAGCGGGCAACGTAATCACGGCACGCTCGCAAACATGGATGCAAGTAACTGGCGCACGTCATCCCGACGAATACAAGGTTATTCGCTGAATCTAGACGGATCGTCAGAGCGGATCGAATGTGGCCCATCGCCCAAAGCGGCAGGCATAATTCAAACGACTGTCCTCGCCTGGGTGCGAGCGCCAACATTAGATGATGCTGACGCCATAGCGATGCTGGGTGATTACACTGATGACCCGCGTAACTGGGCGTGGCTGTTTAGATCGGTGGGGACCAGTGGAGGAATCCAAGTTTTTATCACCGCGGCGCCGTCTGACGCTGGCGCAGCATCAGGCCAAGCCGGCGGTGTCTATCCTGCCGACATTTGGACGCAAATAGGATTTCGTTTTGACGGTACTGGCGCCGACAACAATGCGCGGCTCAAGCTGATACGCGATGGACGTATTTTCGATTTCCCAAGCTTTTCGGGCACCATTCCATCAGCGATTGCAGCGGCAACTGATCCACTGACCATCGGCGGTGCTTTGGGTGTCGCGGGATATTGGAATGGCGATATCGCCTCGCTGAAAATCTACAACCGCAACCTCACTCGCTATGAAATTAGCGCGCATTTTGATAACCCAATAAGGATGTTTCGAAAGCGTCGGATCGCTTTCTTCAGTGAACCAGATCCTGGCGGATCAGTTTTGCCTCGCGGACTGTCGCAGTTAGAAACCGGTGAAGTGGCATCGCGTGGTATGCACGAAGTGGAATCGGGGTTTGTCGCATGAGAATTCCGAGCGCGTCAACTGATCGTGTTATCTACTTCGTAGCCGTCGATGCAACGGATCTGAAAACGAGAGAAACGGGTCTGTCGTCGTTCACGGTTTACCGCTCACGTGACGGTGGAACCGCAACGGTGATGACAACGCCGACAGTTACCGAGCTCGATGACACAAACATGCCAGGCGTTTATTCGTTGTTGCTGGACGAGGATACGACGCTTGACACGGGCCACGATACGGAGGAAATGTGTTATCACATTACCCAAGCGGCAATGGCGCCAGTTACGCGCGTGGTCGAAATCTACCGACCAGAGACAACCGAGGGCTCTACGCTAGACACGACGGCTGCGGAAACGATGGTACATGGCACAATCGACGATACCGCGTTTACACCAACTGCCAGCGAATTCGAAGCTGACGACATCACGGAGGCGACGGCCGATCACTACGTGCGCGGCGGTCGTGGTCGTGCGGTCATCTTCACTTCTGGTTCACTCAGGGATCAGGCTGTTGAGATCACGAGCTACGCTCTCGTGGGCGGGCGCGGTCATTTCACAACCGATACACTGACCGAAGCGCCGGACGACGGCGATACGTTCATCATTGTTTAAGGATTGGAAAAAATGGTTTGCCATCGACGGTGTGTGCGGAACGCGGGTTTTCTTCTCACGTACTCGTCATACCAAGAGGAGCTGATCATTGAAGAGCCGCAAGCGGCGCCTCTCGATCCCAACCCGATCAAGCTCGGTAGCGTAACACCAAACTGGTACACGATTGGCCTCGAACACAATTTTGGAGGACCGACGCAGGATATTGCCGTACGTCTCAATGGTGTTCTCGTCGACCCCATGGAAATCAACCCAGATAACGGTTTACATTACGGCACCGTCTGGGTTCCTCTCGACACGCCAACCAATATCACTCTGGTCGATCCTGGCGGTCAGACGCGCGGCGTTGTCCACGACTTCGGTGCACACGATGGCGCGGACGATGCGTCGGTGCTAACAGATTCGACCAAGTCTTGGCCGGTTAACGGTTTCGTCGGCCAGCAGATTCGCAACCTCACCGATAATTCCTCCGGCAAGATTACCGCTAACACAGCTACGACAATCACTGCGACACTGAGCGGAGGCACCGACAACGATTGGGACATCGGCGACAAGTTTTGGATCACGCCGAGATCGCTCGCTGATTTGGTGACACCAACGGCGATCCGAACGCGCTACGTTGGCCCCGAGGTTGCACCAGCCGGCGGCGACTTCTCGGAGCTCGATCCGGGCAACCTGGCCGATGCGTGCACGGACGAAGCCACGGGCGACAAAATCATTTTGTTCCAAGGCTCGCGCGCTGCGCCGTCTGTCATCCTGCCGTACGCGATCGGCGATCTATCGCTCACGTCTGCGGCTACTGATGGTCAGATCGTTGCTGAGGATGGCGAATCGCCGCTTATTTCGGCCTTTAAGCAAGGTGCCATCGTCTGGACTGACGAAAGCGTTGCCGAAACGCCTGGCCTGTACTCGACGCCAACATTTGAGGCGGATCAGTCGTGCATGTTCGTGGTTATCGACGGCGAATATCAGCGGGTTCCACACCGCGCAGACTTGGCCCACATGGATCCAAAGCGGTATTACGGAACACACGACGGATCGTCCGGCGCATCAGTGCTGACCGATTCGACTCAGTCATGGGATGCGAGCGAATTCGAGGATCGAAGCAAGTCGATTTTCAATCTGACTGATGGCTCGTTTGGCAAGATCACGGCCAGCACGGCGACAACCATTTCGCATTCGGAGGGACTGTCTGGTGGAACTGATAACGATTGGGACGCCGGCGACGTCTACCTCCTTGTGCCTTACGATTCATCCGGCTGGACGATCGATACGGGTAAGCTCTACGTCAGAGCAACCGTTGCACAGTGGGGCCATGACGGCTCGGATGATTCGGCCGTGCTGGTCGATAGTACCGCCAATTGGTCAACCGACGAGCACGTTGGGCGAATACTTTGGAACCTAACCGACGGATCGAGCGGGACAATCACCGCTAACAACGCAACGACGGTGACGGCAACACTAACTGGCGGAACCGACGACAATTGGGACACGGGCGACATTTACATGATCGTGATGGACATGGAGGTGGAGCTCGCAAAGATCCCCGATGCGTTCCAAGATATCCTGTTTGTCCTCGGCGATCGCTGGCACATAGACGGTATTTCGTTTGAAGGTTGTGGCGCAGGCGCCTCGCAGCAAAAAGACGCTCTTACGGTCCGTGGCAACGAGTCGCTAGTGCAAAACTGCCATTTCGAGGGCATTCAAACGCGAGCCATCGTCGCCGACTCAAACGAAAAAATCATGATCAGGAATTGCGTGTTTAAAGACCGCACCGACCTGATGCCTTGGGACGATGCTAAGAATCCAGCCGGTGGCGCGTCACAGTTCTCATCTGAACATTGCTCAACAATTTACGTTGACGACGCGCGAGTGTACGACATTCACGGTTGTACGTTTGACGGTTTGATGGACGCCGTCGACTTGAAGAGCGCAAGCGGCGAATGCTTTGATATCAACGTGCACGACAACACCTGTATCAACATCCTGGATGAGATGCTCAACTGGGACGGCATGCACCGACAAATCAGACGATGGCGAAACGTTGGCACAAACATGCGAGAAGCTGTCGCGATGGCACTAGGTGAGGGTGGGCCTTACATCTTCGTTAACGAACGTATGACTGGCGTTGGCAAGGTTTCACTGCTAGACGAACTGGCGCACAACAGTCAGACGTCGTTGACAACGATTAAGTTTGCGATCGGTACGATCGGGCAGATGAAATTCTACAACTGCACCTTTGCCGATCCGCTGTATGACCCGACGTTCTTCCCTGGCACGCAAGTCTATTCATGGCGCTGCAACACGGGCCACGTTCAAACAGCGGTCAAGATGCGCAATTGCATTTGGGCAACCTACGGTCACGGCTTCTTTGATCAGGACACAACCAACGCCGACAAGTACGACCTCGACTACAATATTTGGTACACGTCGAACCTCATCGGCGAATCGAGCAATCTATTCCGCTGGAATGACACGCCTGTGGGGGACTTCGCAGGATTCCAAGCTGCGTCGGGACAAGAGGTCAACGGGTTGGGGAGTGATCCGCTGTTGGTTGGTGGTATTCCGTCAGTGCCGATCGCCGGTTTATTCCTCCCTGGAATATCAAACAACGCGATACTGGGACTCAGCAGTAGCAACAGAGGAGCACAGTAGTCGTGGCATGCAAAAAGGTAATCACGCTCTGCAACGGTGACGAAACGTGCGCGGAATGCGTAGCCGTATTAGAGGCGACTGCGTGCGAACCTGGCCAGGAAGTGACGGCAGCAGCTTGCGAGCCGTTCGATCTGCAGTTTTGTTTGTCAGATGATTGTGTTGCGGCTGCTGACGCTGTTGATTTGACTTTGTATCCAGTCAACAAAAAGAGCGACGGTGCGCTCTACACACAATCCATTCCTCCAGTTTCGCTACTCGTGTACACGATACCAGCGGATACCCTCACACCTGGTTGGTATCTCGCAAATTTGACGGTGCTGAATGCAGGCGTTGTAGTGAGAGAGATCAGATTCTTCCAATACATCAGAATCAATGAATGCCCAACACCACCGGCCGAGCTAACTTGCCTGGCTGGCAACGAGCCTGAGACGGTAGATCCAGATGACACCTCGTTCAGCTGCTGCCAGTAGTAGACTATGCCAATCGTGTAGGACAATCCACAAGTCAGGCGAATGCAAACTCAAGAGAGAGAGAGGCACAGCGAGGCAACGAGGCTACGATACCGATTGGGAAAAATTCAGAGCCGGCTACTTTGCCGATCCAGACAATTGGCACTGCAAAGACTGTGGCGTGTTCCTCACTCCGTGGTTCGGCGGAGAAGGAACAGGGAAGGAGTTGCATCACATCCAGAAAGTTGAAGAGTCTCCAGAGCTCAGACTCGACGTCGGCAACGTCATTGGACTCTGCAAGGTGTGCCACTCGGTGAGGACTGGGCGAGGAGAGTAGGGGGGCGTTTTTCTGCGCGAGTCGCGATTTACCGGACCGCCCGCTACATCACGAATTTTTTTACTTTTGAAACGTTTGTTACCTGGGTGACAAAAAATGGTCAGAGCGAGAGTAAGCGCCGAAGAGAAATTGAGGCGGGGAACGTTCAACGCGACCCGTGATGGCGCCGAACTGCGCGAGGCCCAAACCAAAGATCTGCCGAAGTGGCGGCCTCGAAATCGCAAGATCAAAAAGCCGCGCGGGACCAAGCCAACAAAGCTGACCTTGTCGATGCGCCGTAACGCGTCTGACGAATTGGCGATCCGGAACGGTTGCTGGTTCTGCAAGTCGTGGGCAGATCACTTTGTGAACACCTGCAAAACCCATTTCCGGCTGTGGGAAGGTGACTGGCACGGCCAAGAATTCGAGTTTATGACGTGGCAATTGGAGCTGCGACGGCTGTTCGGCTGGGCTCGCTGGGACGAAGAGCGAGGCCGAGCTGTCAGGCGATTCACAAAAGCGGCCGTGTGGATCGCAAAAAAAAATGGAAAGACACCGACCGGCGCGGCGGTTGGCTGGTATCTGCTCATGTTCGACGGCGAATACGGACAGAATGTTCACTCGGCTGCCCGCGATGGCACGCAGGCGAAAGTGATCCACAACAACGCGATCAATATGCGTGCGGTATCTCCGAGCCTGTTCTACCGGACGCGGCACAACAAATCGACGGGGACGATCTATCACGAGGAAACGCTGTCGTCGTGGAAGCTGCTAAGCGGTGACAACATTCGCAGCCAGGAGGGACTCAACGGTTCCATCATTGTGGATGAAGCGCACGTCGTTGATGCACGGCTTGAGCGTGTGCTGGCGGACATGGGAGCGAGTCGGCCGGATTCACTCTGGTTCCAGATATCCACGGTTGGCGATGACATCGACACCTACGGTCGTCGCGATTGGGAGTACGGCCGCGACGTCGTCAGTGGAGAAACCGAGGACGATCAGTTCTTTTATCTGCATTACGGCGTAGAAGAAGCGGCGACGGAAAAAGAATTGCTGAAGCCGAAAACTTGGCGCAAAGCAAACCCAGCCATGGGCATTACGGTTTTAGAAAGCAAATTCAAAACGAGCCTAGTGAGAGCCAAAAAAAAGTCGGCTGCTGATTGGTCGGCGTTCAAGCAACGGCGCCTCAATATGTGGCAGCGCGGCGCGGTACCTGGCATCGGCGAGGCGTGGGAGCTGCTCGGATCGCCCGGCATTGACGTGACTGATCTGCACGAGCTCGGCGGCGGTCTGGGGATCGACGCCAGCGACAGCGACGATCTAACGGCTGCCGTGTTCGCGGCTCGTCGGGACGGTGAGATCATCATCTGGCCGGAAATGTGGATTACCCAGCGAGCTGCTGAGAAGTACTCACACCTGGCGGACTTTGAGCAGTGGGCAGAGGAGGGGCTACTGCACATGGTCGAGGGCGGATCGATCCGCGGCGAGGACACGTGGCAGCCAGCGGTGGATGCCCTGATTGAGAAAATCGGCACTGCGGTAATCATCGCGGACCCGACCTACTGCGCCGGCTGGCTGGCTCGCTGGATGGAAACCGACATGGTTGTTGAGCCAGCACAGCAGACGGCGAACTACTATTCGGCGCCACTGGCTGACCTCGAAAACCATGTGGCAGAAAAGCAAATTGTGCATCCTGGCAATGCATGCCTCGACTGGCAGTTCCACAACTATCTTGTTAAAGCCTACGGCAACAAGCGCAAGCCGATCAAAGACGGCAAAAAGCCAGGCAAGAAAATCGACGGCGTTCAGGCCACGATCATGGCAGTCGACGCGTTGCGGTTAGCGGGCGATACGTCGACGTGTGTTTACAACGATGATCGTGAGGTGCGCTGTGCCTAAAAAGATGGTTCGAAAGAAAACGGTGAAACGTCAGCCGGCAGCCAAAAAGACGCCGACGCGCAGCGCCGTTTCCAACCAGATGGTAACAACCGAGGGTCCGTACAAGATCGACGATGAGCGATTCCACGGTCAGATTGTAAATCCGGATTCGAAAACGTACACGGTGACCCAGCAGAACGGCCTAACGCATTCCGGCATGTGGCGCGCTACCGACTTTATCACGGGTAAGGTCGCAAACACTCCGCTCTATTGCCGGCGGCGACTTCCTGACGGTGGCAGTGAGATAGACCGAAGCCACGACGGCCACCGCCTGGTGCGGCGCAAGGCGTCGAAAACGATGCTCGCGTTGGAGTGGAAACGGGCTGCAACTCTGCACGCGTTCTACACCGCTGGCAATTCGTTCTCGTTTATCAAGTCTGCCCCTGGCCGGCGGTTCGACGAGCTCGTGTTGCTGGATCCTCGCAACATGGTCATGTACATTTTTTTGGACTCTGTCGAGACTCGTCGTGGCGTCCTGCAAAGCGGGACGATAATCTATGAGTACTATCAGAACGGCGTCAAGTTTGTGCTCTCTCAGAGCGACGTGTTCCACATTCGCGGGATGACATACAACGGACTTTGGGGGCTACCGTTTTTCGACTACGTTAAGTTTGCGGTGGGTGCATCGAACGTTGCCAGGGACTTCGCGTTCAGGTTTTTTGAAAAGGGTGCGAATCCGTCTTTTGTGGTCTACTATCCGCGCGGCTTGGCGCCAGAAAAAGAAGAGAAGTGGCTCGAATCCATCAAGCGAGCCGTGGAAGGAATCGGCAATTCGCACACCACTTTTCCGTTGTACAACGATGCCAAGATTGAAGAGCTGACTAAAGATCCAGACAAAACGCAGGGGCTCGAAGGTCGACAATTCAGCTTGCGAGAGATTGCAAACTTCGCGGGGCTGCCACCGTCTACCCTGGGTGTCGAGGATGCTCAGTCGTACAACTCGCTGGAAATCGCCACGGACGCGGCGCTTGACGCAATCGATCCGTGGTTCGTGCGGTTTGAAGAAGAGGCGAATGACAAGTTATTGACGCAACCGCAGAAAGACACCGAGAGCCACTTTTATGAATTCGCCCGCGAGGAAGTGAAGCGGCTCGACCACAAAACGAAAGTCAACACGGCGATCTCGGAATTGAACAACGGCGGATTATCGCAAGACGAATACCGTAACATTTTCAAACGGCCGGCCGGTCAGTCGCCCAATTCGGCACGCTTCCGTATGCCGTCCAACCTCGTCTACATGGACGGGCAACCAGTGGCTGGTCAGTTGCCAGTGTCGAACGTTAAAAATGCTGTGCACGATGCTGCTGAAAAAGCCATGAAGCGAATCACAAGAAAGCTCTTGCGCCTTTGTGCCAATCCGTCCCGGCTGCGCGAGTATGCAAACACGAGCGGTGAATCGTGGGATGATATTCGCCCGAAAATGCAAGCGGCCATGGACTTGGTACCAGACGGCGATCCGCACATTATCAAGGGGTGGATCGAGGAACTTTTCGAGGAAGTTATTCTGGCGGTCGAACGCGAAGAACACGATCATGCGCGGTTAAAAGCGCTAGGCGATCGTCACCTCGCTCTGCTTGAACCGCGTGTGTGCCAATATGTGCTAAGCACAGGAGAATGATGCGATGAAAGAAATCCTATTATACGGCTTGGTCTATCCGAGCGAAGCCAGGGCCGCGGGCGTAACCGATGGGCTAACCGATCAAGAGCTGCTGGCGGAACTGCGAGACGCCAACGGCGATGACGTCAAGTTACGGATTAACTCCCGTGGCGGCAGTGCTGATGCAGCGTTCGCGATGAACACAATTCTGACTCAGTACGACGGTAAAACCGTGGCGGTGATCGATGGGCTAGCGGCCAGTGCAGGCACAATTGTTATGCTCGGTGCAGATCGTGTTGAGATCAGCGAGAACGCGGCGATCATGGTACACAAGGCACACGTCGGACTGTATGGCGAATTCAACAGTGACGACTTGCAGCAGTTCAGGAACGAGTTGTCGAACTACGACAAGCGTATTTCGAATCTGTACGCGAACCGTGTTGGCGGCAAGGCTGAAGAGTGGCTGAATCAGCTTAACGGCGAAACGTATTACACCGCCCAAGAAGCAAAAACCGCAGGGTTCGTCGATTCGATTTCCAAAGCCATCAAGGTGCGGCTTGACTTCGCGCCGAAACTTTGCAGCGACGATCCGCCACCATGGCTGATGAAACGGTTCGGCCAATATCAGGACTTCGAAAAACCTGTTGATCAAAACGAAGTTGCCAGCCAAGTGCGGCAGCTGCTCGACAGTGCGTTGGCAACGTCCGTTAGCAACGTGCTCAAAAAAGAGGAATGCACGGCCGGCAAGAAATGACCGCCGAGGAAACGATCGCCGCGTGACGGTGGCTCTGGAGTGTAGATCATGATCTTTCAATCTGACTGCTGTTCGCCTAGCGGCGGTGTTGGTCCACAAGGGCCGCCAGGACCACAAGGACCGCCAGGGCCTGGACTAGAAAACGATTTCGACTTGGTTGATCCGGCCGAGTACAGTGCACTCGGCACGGCAACCGACCAAAGCGCGGCGTGGCAAAAGGTTCTTGATGACGGTCATGCGATTTGGGTACCGCCGGTTGGTCCATCGGCTGGCGGTGTCCATCGCATTAAAGACATCGACATCCAGGCAGCAGCAGCGGCAGCAGGCAAGGGTGCCGATGGGACGATTGCCATTCTTTGCGCGCCACAAGCAAACATAAAGCCTGTAGCGGTTGGGGATTCGGCGTTCGTTGGATCAGGAACTGGCAGCGGACGATTCTGGGTGAACAATGGTTACTGGAATAATTTCAACAGCTTGATAAACGCGCCTACTGTATTCTGGAATCGGATGATTTTTGAAAACATGAAAATGGCGTTGTTCAAGGAACCGATCTTTTATTGTTGGACGATTGGCTCTCGCTTTAGAAATCTATGGTTTCGTCAAAACACCAAAACAACACACGACGCAACGGGGACTCCAGGCTCTACTACCGCCAACCTTGTCACATTTGAAAATTGTCGATGGGATAATAACCTCCCTCTAAATGGTGCGTTCTCGCCATTGGGGTGGGCACGCGGCGCACAATACAACTTTCACGATTGTTGGTTCGAAGGCAACGAGGGTCCGGCTATCGCGATGACTGTGGCTGCTGCCAATGACGAGTTCAACGGGGTCAACATTTATAACACTTGGTTTGAGAGTAATAACGAGGGTTCGACCGGAAACGATCGAGCTGATATTGAACTCGACGCAAGTGTGAGCGGTACGACCATGAGCAACTTAGTCGTGCAAGACTGTCACGGCAACTTATCTGGCGGCGCAACCGCTCAGGACTCCCGAATAAAGGTAATTGGCGACGTCGGCCTATTTGTGAATCGCGGCCATTTTGTTTTACGCGAGGGTGAGGTGCTCGTGACTCAAGACGGAACTGGCGGAACACCCGAGGTCATTGTAGATCGGTGTCAGTACCATAATCACGGTACACCAAAAACTTACGCAGCGTTAACCTCTTCCGAATCTAATGGCGCGGTCAAGCCGTACATAACCCCATGCCAGCACAATATTGAGAACGTGACCGCCCGCGGCAGAACGAAGCTCGCCGACACCGGGATCGCAGCCAGTGCGACACAAACCCAGGCCGGCGGTACAGCGATCATTGCCGAGCGTAACGAGGTCGCAACTGTCACGACAACGAACGATGCGGTTACGCTGTTCCTTTGCACCGAGGGTTCAATCTGCTACATCAGAAACACTGGCGCGAATACGTTGCAGATCTTTCCTGGCGTCGGTGACTCAATAAATGGCGGGGCAACTGACGCATCAATTACCCTGGCAGCTGGCGCGAGCATCGTGTTGAGGGGATTATCGGAAACCGAGTGGTTTACTTAGAGGAGGGAATCGCACATGGCAACTCTAACACGTAACACAATCCCGATCGGCGGGATCGACCTGGTTGGTTCCCTCGTGGCGGCTGACGTCGCCGGCGATGAGGTCCTGAACAATGTGCCGAACGCTGCGCACACGTTCATTGCGGTGGCAAACGGGGGCGGCGGCCCGATCATCGTAACCGTCAACTCACAATCAAATTGTAGCCAGGGATTCGACCACGATTCGGCCGTAACCGTGCCGGCCGGAGAAACGCACCTCATCGGTCCGCTGCCGAAAGGTCGCTGGAACGATCCGGCTGACAACAAAGTCAAATGGACCTATGACTCGGTTACGTCCGTAACTGTGGGTGTTTTCGAGCTGTTATAACGCTGCCCTTGACACTTTGAGCGGTTCGTGCCTCTAATTGACTGCAGATAGGTAGACCTCCCGCGTACAACGACGGCGGCTACCGCGTGAACAATTCGAACTAATAAATTCACCGGTATCGCGCCGTACAACGAGCGAGATCCCCGAAAAGGGGTCTCGCTCGTTTTTTTGTGCGCGGGGAGTAAACAGAATCATGCCAGCCATTGGCGAACTTGAAGATAAAAAGGCCGACGTCCACAACCGCTTGAAAAACCTCAACAAAACCCGCGAGGAAAAAGGCGAATGGGACGAGGGCCAGGTGACCGAAATCAACAACTTGATGACGGAATATACCGACCTCCAGGGTCAAATCGAAACCGAGCGAGCAAAGCTTGAATCGCAAGCGAAGCTTGCTGCTGACGCGCAAAAGCTGATCTCGAACGCCAAGCCTGGAACGAAGCCAGGCGACGACGGTGCATCGGGCACAGCGGGGCTATCGCCCGAAGTCATTCAGGCGATCGCTCAACAGTTTGGCAGCAATATGCCACACTTCGGTGGGCAGACTCAGTCGCCAAACGTTCCAACTTTCCGCTGTGGCGCTCCAGGGCAGTACGAGCCTATCGACTCCGAAACGATCATGCACGACGGCAAAATGATTTCGTGCAAAACTCTGAATTCGGATAAGTACCGTAAGGCGTGGCGAGACACCGTTAAAAACGTCCAAGGGCACGACGTGTTTGTTACCAGGCTGCATGAGGTTTGGAACGAGTGTAACGACGATGGATGCGGTACTACCATGGGGCCGAGTGATTTCGCCACTGGCGGATTTATGCTTAACCCGATGATGTTCGCATCCGAGTTGCAGAAATGCTGCGACAAGTCGGTTGTCATGCGCTCGATCGCCAACGTCGTCACCGTGACATCGATCGGGATCTCGATCCCACGATTGACTAAACGGTTGGCGTCGTTTGCCAAGGGTTGCGAGTGCGAACCTCCAGCAAAGTGCGATATCCCCGAGGGCGACCGGATCGAATTCAGGCCGCAACCGTGGACTCAGTGCACTGGCATTTGCGATGCGCTGTTGAAGTTTACGATGATGAATCCCGAGCGATTGCTCATGGATGAGTTGACGCGCGACTTGCGAGAGAACCTTGAGTTTCTGTATCTGTACGACGACGGCCAGGCGGGGCCGCTTGGGATTCTGCACCCGAACGGCTTGTCGACTGATCCTGTCCTGACTCCAGACTCTGGTTTGACGCCGGACAAGCTGATCGATGCGATGTGTGCGTTACCAAACTGTGCGAGTAACCGTGCGCAGTGGCTGTTTTCTAACACGGCATGGTGCCAAATCCTGAAACTCAAAGACGGCAACGATAACTTTTATTTTTGGCAAACGTTGCTGTCACAAGGCGTTGGCGAAGGGACTTCGCGACCGGCGTTGTTTGGTCATCCCGTCAACATTTCCGAAACGATTGTTGGCGATTTCGAAACCGACGGCACTTTCCCAGGTGTGTTCGGTGACTTTTCGTCATTTTTGATTCTCGACGGTCCGGCAACGGATACGAAAAAAGACACGAACATTTTTTCGAATCGCACCTGCTGGGTTGTTCGTGGCTATACCGGCGGCGGCGTCGTGAACGATTGTGACTTTGTCCGGTTTTTGGTAGAGGCTGCATAAGTCGAGCGAATTTGTCACTAACTAATTTTCGAAACACAAAACGAGGATCAAAAAAATGCCAACTGATATCAAACTCGACTACCAGCTGTGGGAGCACCAGCGAGTTGTACTCGCGGCCGATCCGACGCTAACAAACGTTTTTAGCGCCGACGGCTGCCAGAGTGTGCAGGTCGCCATGATTTTCGAGGACGCCGCGACGGCGGACGCCGTTGTTGAGACTTTGAGCGATGGCGATTTAGCGGACGGTAGCGATCAGATCGCAACTACGCGAACTCCGTTCCTTTATCCCCTGAATAACCCGGCGGCCTCGAAGCTTGTTCGCGTGCTGGAATTCAAACCAGCCAAGCGATATTTCCAGTTTTCGCTGGCCGGCGTTTCGACGTCCGAATTTGTTGAGGTTGTCGTGATCAAACAGAACTGCCGTGCGCCAGGAGTTGGCACGAACAAGCCACTGGTTCCCGACGGGTTACAGCTCCAGTCGATCGAGTGCATGATTCCAACCGACTGTTAGGGAGGTCTCATGCAACTACGGCGAGTTGCGACTACCGAACGCCAGCTGCTAACCCTGGACCACGTCAAAGACGCTCTAGGGTTAGGCTGGCCCGACGATCAGCGTGATCGGCGCATCGAATCGCAAGTGATCCCGGCGGTGATCGCTTACGCGGAAGATCGTCTATCGATCACGTTGCAGCAAACGACCTGGGAGTATATTCGCACGGGTTGGCCGGACAAGTGCGAGCCGATCGAACTGCCCAGGCCGCCGACGTTGTGCCTTACCGAATTTGTCCATTCTGAGGACTGCGACGATTGGGCGAGGGTTGCAGAGGAGGACTTTCGAATCCAGGAATCGGACACGGGAATGTTGATCTATCCGTGCGACTGCTGGCCGATCGCCGACAAATGGTACTGCGAGCGAGTTTCTGGTTGCGCCAAAAAGATTAGGCTGACGTATGAAGCGGGCTACCAGGAATTCGGCGACGTGCCGGCGACGTTGCGTGAGGGGTTACTGAAATTTGCGGACTACCTGATAACGCTCAGCATTGTATCCAAAGAAGCGGCAGATCAGTTGCTAGATCAGCAGTCGAACCTGCGATCGTGTGGTCACTATGGCTAGTCAAAACACAATCATCGATCCCACGCAACGGCAGATCAAATTGCGCATCGAGGTACAGGTTGATTCGACCGACGATCAATTCGGCACACCGAAAAAAGAATTTGTGCCGGTTAAGTGCGACGGGCGGACCTCGTTTGTAAACGGGCGAGTCGAAACGATCACGGGGCGCGAGCTGGAATTTGCCAGAAAACTTTTTCCGACTGCAACGCACCGCGTGACGATTCCATTTATACCGTTCCTGACTTTGCGCCACCGGTTCGTTGTGGCGAAAAATGAACGCGTGCTAGAAATCGGCCACCTCAATAACGTTGACATGGCGGATCGTAAGCACATCTGTACGTGCGAGGAGATCGTATCAAGTGGCAGCTAGTGTAACAGTTACCGGGATTGCCGAGCTGCAAAACAAACTCGGCAGAATCGAGGATCCGAAGCGCAACAAGGCGGCGATTCGATCCACGGTGGGTGCTGGTGCCACGGTCATACGTAAAGCTTTGCGGGCAGAAATGCGATCACATAACCGAACGGGTTCGGCGTTCGATGCGATCAACTGGAAGGTGAAGATCTACCCGTCCGGCAACATTTTGGCTGTGATCGGAGTGAGGCGCGGTCATAGTGGCGTGTATTATTCGCGCAGTGGAAAAAAGATCGTACCGGCAAATTACTGGCACCTGCTGAACGAGGGAACACGGCCGCACATGCAGCCGAAAGCACACAGGCTTATATCGGTTAACGGGCGCCGCGTGCTAGCGCCGGTTGGTCCACAGGTACATCCTGGCTCGCGGCCGGCTAACATTCGATCAAAGGCGATCGCCAAATCGCGAGTGGCTGCTAATGCTGCCATGGCCAAACGATACCAAAAACGTGTCCTCGCGGAGGCTACGCGATGACACTGGAAGAGTGGAAACAACGTTACGATGAACTGATCAAATCGCAGCCAAAGGATTGCACGCGACGACGAGTCAAGCCATTCATTGACGGCTGCGGCTGTGACTGGTGCGAACGGTTCAGCGAATTACTGATGACAGAATGCCAGAAATCCTAGAACAATATTCGATTCCAGTTGCGTTCCGATCATTTGTACTGTCGGTCGATCCGACTGGTGAGCTCGAGCGCGACATCGCGCGGGCGAACATCCAGGACGTGATCGGCGATCGCATCCACTATCAGCATGCGCCGGAATTCTCGCCACAACAATGTGACCAGGGTATCAAGCCTTATGTTTGGTTCCGTCAGTCTGGATCGTCTCGTGATCGATGCCTCGAAAGCTACGATCCAAAACCCCATGTCGTGACACTCGACATAGAGATTTGGAGCGAGGATCCTGCCGACGGCGAAATTCTCGAAAACGAATTCTCCGCGATGATCGAAAGCTTTACCGGTGATCTGGGGTTGATCAAGGTCGCCGATATGTTGATCGAGAATCAGGACGACGACTACATTCCGCAAGGGATCGCCGGCGACTACGGGTTGCACGGCCAGGCGTTTCAAATCGAAGTTTACCCAGATTGGAGTTAAATCATGGCAGAACGAAGACTAGGAAAAGGGACCACGGTTCACGTTCAGCCGTGTACCGATGACGGTGGCGGGCCACCTCCACTTGTAACTACTGACCTCGGCGAGCCCGGCGACTGGGTGACGCTTGGATGTCATTTCGACGTCAAGCCACCGTCGACAGCTTGGGACACTATCACGGGCGAGCAATGCCTTGAAGACACCGACCAGCCGACGGTAGACCTCGGCGACTTGCAAGCCGACAACCCGAGTTTCACACCGCCATTTGATCCAGCAGATACCGAGTATCAATTGCTTGAGGACTGGGCGGCAGCTGGAGCTTGTCTGGCGTTCAAGTTCACGTACCCGGATGGTTCACGGCATTACTTTTATGGCAAGATCCAGACGCTGGCGCCCGACAATGTCGAACGCAACACGTTTATGAGGACGCCAGTTACACTATTGCGCACGTCAAAGATTTACCGCACGAGCGCAGCAGTTCCAACCGGTGCGAATTTCAGTTGCTCTACTTGCCGCGAGGTAGCGTAAGCAAAAATCTATGGCAATCACCAGCTTTGAAGAATTCGAAAAAGCTTTCCTGGCCTCGGTCGAGACAACCGAAATTGACTGCGGCGAAATTGGGAAGCTTACAATTCGTGAACCGGCGGCCGTTGACTTCGAACCGATCGACTGCCGGCGGCGGGAGCTGATCGGACGCGCGCAGATCGATTTCGATTGCGAGGCCGACAAGGCATTGTTGCCAGACGAGACGCTCGCGAAACCGCAAGAGGAATGGCCAAGGTTTTCTTACCTGAAATTCTCTGCGGAAGATCGTGGAGCATGGTTCGAGAATTGTGCCGATGTCATCTGCTCGGCGGTGACAAACGGAAACGGCGAGCTGTTGTTCAAGGGTCACGAGGACTTCGTTCGGCAATGGCCTGGCGGTTTGCTATCCCGCGTAGCAGATGACATCACCGCGTTCGTACGAGGTGAAAACGAACCTGAAAACCCTACTTAGAATCGGACTACGAACTATGTCTGGCATTCGGTTACCCGTTGGTGCATCCGGCGTTGTTACATCGTTGCATGACTCCCCGTTGGCTGCGCGACTGGCGAGACAAACTAGCAAAACTCGGCCAGGCGAGAGCCGACCAGAGAATCATGTTGATGGTCGCAGCAGCTCTAACACCATGGTCAAAAGAGGTGCGGCTCTCGGAGATGATGAAGGAATTCAACGGCGGCGACGAGTTAGTTTCTGACGACGAATGGCAAGAGATTGCCGCGGCTGCAAAGGCTGAAAACAAAGCCAGATTTCCGGACGGTTATCCGGAAAGCTGGAAACACAAAACAAACAAAACGCTATGATAAACCATGGCCACGAACATCGCTCGTTTGAATGTTTCGATCGTTGGCAACGGGAAAGCGCTGCGGGTTGATCTCAAACAAAATGAGGCGGCGCTACGAAGCTTAAACCGGACTGGAAAGCAAACCAGCACTGGACTTGCGACTGCATTTGGAAGCCTGCGGACGCTTACCACCGGCCTGGGTGTGGCCGCGGGCGTTCGACTCATTACGAGCTCTCTAAGCGATCTTATTGCAACCGGCGAGCAGTTCAATCGAACGTTTGCTGAAAGTGTTGCCATCCAAACGACACTTACCGGAACGCTTACCGAATCACTAAAACGAGCGGCAATTGAAACAAGCTTCACCGTGCGGGCCAGTGCGGAGGAGATTTCCCGCGGATTCTTTTTCTTAGCATCTGCCGGCCAGACTGCGGAACAGCAACTTGAATCGATCGGGTTCGTTTCTCGCTTTGCTCAGGCCGGTGCGTTCGATTTGGCGACGGCTGTTGATTTGGTTACGGACGCACAAAGCGCCCTTGGCCTGGTTCGCATCGATCCTCTTGAAAACCTGGCACAGCTCGAACGAGTCGGCGATGTCCTTGTACGTGCGAACACGCTGGCGAATGCATCAGTTCAGCAATTCTCCACGGCGTTGACAACTAAGGCGGGTCCAGCACTGCGTGCGTTTAACATCGAAATTGAAGAGGGTGTTGCCGTCCTAGCTGCATTTGCGGATCAAGGTGTTAAGGATTCCCTGGCCGGAACGCAGCTCGCGATTGTCCTGCGTGATCTTACGACAAAGGCGATCCAAAACAAAAAGGCGTTTGAGGAAGCCGGAATAACCGTCTTCAATGCGCAAGACAATTTCGCCGGGTTCGCGAATATCATTGGCGATATCGAGGATCGTTTTTCACAACTGTCCTCTGATTTGCAGAAAAAGAAGCTGCTTCTAGATCTCGGCTTTTCTGATAAGTCTGTCGCTTCATTACAGGCACTCATCGGGACGTCCGAAAAAATACGAGAGTTCGAAACAGCTTTGCGTAATGCCGGAGATTTCGTCGATCTTGTTTCTAAACGCCAGCTGACTGAGCTGGACGTGGCAACCAACACGTTAAGCGCATCGTGGGACAAGCTAGGGATCAACGTTTCGAAGACGTTCGAGCCAACCAAGATCGCGAGCATCAATGCTTTTTCTGCAGCCATCGGTTTTCTGGACGATGCAGTAACTGGCACAAACCTGGCCTGGGACATCCTTTTTGGGAACATCCGAGATACCCCCGTGCGCCGTCCTGATTTTGACGATTTTATTGCAAGGAATGCAGCGTCACAAGCAAAGCACGCTGCAGAGGAGGCGCAACGAGAACTTGATCTGCAAGCCCTCGAATTCTTTTTCGACGAAGATCTAGCATTTCCTGAATTGCAGACAGCAGCGGAAAAGTTACGCGGTACTCTTGGCGATGAGGTGACGATTCTGGAACGGCAGGCTGAGATAATGCGCAAGCAGTTGTTGACGCCGATGGAGAAGTTTCGGGAGGAATTCGAAAAGATATCAAAGCTGCGAGGGATCGAAGTGTTTGGTGAGGACACCGCGGATTTTATTTTGAGGGCGCTGCAGCAAGCGAAAACCGAATTCGCAGACGAAACGCTTGCTCTCACAAAAAAACAGCCTACGATCAGACAGCAACAGTCGTTTGTAACCGCCACGGAGCGTGGCAGCATCGGAGAACTGGCCCAACGTATTCAGGGTCTGGACGCGGCGATCGCTGGCGCCTCGCGACGTGTTGCGCCTGAGGATGAACGCCGTAACCTACTGCTGGCACAAATCGAACTGGTGTTGCGTGATCTGTTGGCTGCCCAAGAGGATGATGGCGACGACATCAACCTTTCGATTGCGCAGGTGACTTTGCCATGACGATTATCGAATGCTGTCTAGTCGACGTTGAAGGTACGCGAGAGCTAACCAGTCGCCAGTATGTTATCAGGTACCGAATCACAACCGATGCGCCGTACGATCCGAATGCTCTAATCGAAGCTGCCCAAGTAGAATCGGATTGTATAAATGTTGCTGGCGCTCCGTATCCGGGAATCCCAGCTGGCACTGTTGCTGCGACGTCGGCGGTAACGCAACCAGATGGTGGATCGATCCTGCAGAGGATCAACGTTGGCCGCGGCAAGTCGATCGATGGCGGTAAGCGGCATCGCTACATTATCACGGAACATTACGAACAAATCCAAGGACAGCAACCGCCTCCACCACCGGTAGGCGAAACCAGTTGTGATCCGGTAGATTGGTGTCCGCTATACCGTGAGCGGAGCAATCCGCGAAACATCGAAGCGGAAAAGGCAATATTCGGCGGCCTCTATCGCGCTGGCGATCTGCAGCAGCTCTGCACGGTCGACACTTGTGCCTGCCCGGATTTCGAGATTGAGGGTGATTCGATCCTAAAGCCTATTGCTCCAAGGGTGCCGGGGATCAGTTATCCGATTATTGACGTCCCGGTGAACGATGGAATGTTTGGATGCGTTGCACCTGTCAACACCGCTGGTGATAAGATCACCGGAATTATAAAGCGGGTGAGCGACGTCGAGGTTTCTTACACGCGGTGGTACCACCTCGATGGGTTCGATCCAAACGACGTGCGCTGCAAGCGCGATAGCCTCAACAAAACAGAGGTGCAATTGTCGCATCCGTGCTGGGGGCAGAATCCGCTAATTACAATTGCACCCGAAACTGGCTTTATCGAAATTGATTGGACGATGCGTGCAAGAACTTGCCCAGGCGAGGATACGTTCAGATATTGGGAAGTAAACTATGGGATCTTTGTTCGTGAGTGCGGCTGGTGCCAAGACGTTCAGAACGCTGGTCTCAACCGCTTAGCATTGCCTGGAGTCGACGACGGGTTCGGCGGGAAGTTCACTGCCGGCAGTTCGCCAGACGAGATATCACCTGCTGGCCGCGCGCCGAATGTACCAATCCAACAGAGTGGCGAAAGCGGCTACGCGGTGTCCACACCAGTACCGCTTGACGTCAACGGTCAGCCAATAATCTCAAGAGATCCGGCCGACGTGTTTTTTATGAGATGGTGTCCTCAAACTGTCCACTTATGGGACTTCTTGTAAATGCCAATCGACGTGCGATTGCTCACAGTCGACGAGGCAGGCTTTCGTTATTTGCGCGAGTCTATAAGCGAGCTATCGCTGACGGTACGCAAACAGGAAAGAGACATTATCGAGTTGCGGCGGCGACTTGCAAATTCAATACGCGAAAAGGCATTCATCGGCCGCGTTGTCGATGACATTCCGGCCGCAACCGTTGCCGGCGACGACTGGACACCGGGTGAGGGCCAGGTCGTGGCGTATACCGTTACGTCCGGACTTGACTCGCCGATCTATAGTCCGTTGGACGGATCACGGGGACCGCTCGAAGTGCTCAATTTTACCTGTGATCCGATCTACGCAAAAACGTTCCCCGTGCGGATCAATCGCCTGGACGATACTGGGCAACTGGCAATCTTCGAACATCCAGCCGACCAGTACGTAGCTGAGGCGCTCGAGGACATTGACGAGGGCGATACTGGCGACTTTGAGATTACCGCACCTGACGGCCTGCCCCGCACGATTGCGGATGTCCTGGCCAACTACGACGTAATTGAGGGCGACGTCGTTGCAATTTTCAGGATGAGCCCTCACGATTGCGAATGGGCTACGTTGCCATTCGAAGATTCTGGCGGCGTTGGAACGCTCGAAACTGATGCGCCGGCCGGCACTCTGGCGTGCGCCGGTGGACCAACGTTTCTCGAAGTTGAGGAACTGGACGGCGCTGGCTGTTACGTCGCCAGCCTGCTGCCCGATCTTTCGCCTCGGCGGATCGAAGTCTGGAATCAGTGCGACCGGATCGACGCGGGAACGCGTGTGCAATACAAACGCGCTCGAGGCGGCTTCCTAATCGACGTAGAGTGTTGCCCAGAGGGCGGCCCGCAACCTGGTCCTGGAGTTCCACCGATCACCAGGCTCGGGCTGTACGGATTTCCCATGGCATATCGGGCGGGGTAGTGATGGTCTGGAAATACCACCAACCCGGCCACACAATCGACGAGGATCTCTGCTGTTGTTTGCCTAGTGATGAATGTCGGCCGTATCTACCCTGCTGCCTTCGCGATCTGGTGGCC